CGTCAATCGCATGTACCGCGAACTCAAGCCTAATGGGGGAGCAAGCCTGCGCGACGCTGTTGATCGTCAGGCGGCGGCATTAGACCGGATAGAGAAGAAGATCGACGGCCACATCGTGTGGCATTTGGAGGACGACAAGTGAACTCGTGGAAAGACTTCATGGCGTTCCTCAACGACCACCCTCTCGGGGTGGCGTTGAAGGTATTCGCTGCTACCGCATTGACATGGGTAGTGGACAACATCGCTGGCTTCGGGCTGCCGACGATCCTCGTCGTCGCCGTGCCGCCAGCTCTTGTCGTGCTGGTTGATTACTTGAACGGCGAGAACCCACGCTTCGGGCGGGTTGACCGTGGCTAAGTTGGTTGCTGGCGGGGTTGTTCTCCGCAATCAGATCAATGGCCGTTGGGCGGGGCGCGATAAGCGCAGCGATGGTTGGATCGCCGACTCCAACCACAGCCGCACAAGTGACCACGCTCCCGACAAAGATGGCTGGGTTCACGCCATCGACATCGACGAGAACATGGGTAAAGGCAAGTGGCGCAACGGTCGTGCGGCACGCAAGTTAGCGGACCAGTTGCGGCTGTATGCCGCTTCGGATCTGCCCGGTGCTGACCGACTCAAATACATCGTTCACGAAAACAAGTTGGCAAGCGGAACGTATCGCCGAACTTGGTGGAAGTGGCGGCCCGGTAACTGGGGCCACGAGTACCACATTCATGTCTCGTTCACGTCGAAGGCGAAGAAGGACGAACGAGTCTTTCCGCTGCCGATCCTGACGAAGGATCGGAAGTTGAAGAAGTTGTGGTGGGAACAGCTCCGTGGCTAAGAAGTTTAAGACTGCTGCGTGGACTCGCAAGGAAGGCCAGAACCCTGACGGCGGCTTGAACGCGAAGGGACGCGCCTCGGCGAAAGCACAGGGGAGCAACTTGAAGCCACCGCAACCGGGCGGTGGCCCTCGCAAGCGTTCCTTCTGTGCGCGTAGCGCGGGGCAGATGAAGAAGTTCCCGAAGGCTGCGAAGGATCCGAACTCTCGTTTGCGTAAGGCTCGACGGAAGTGGGCGTGCTAGGTGGCTGAGAACAAGGCAGTTGTCAATGACATTCCTTTCGCTATCGGTCAGGACATCATCGACCGGCTGGCTCGCTACGACCGCAGCTCGTTCGCTGCGGACTACGCGATTGGTAACCAGCCGTGGTTGAGTGCAGCGTCTGACTCTGCTGCCATCTCCCGCGTGACGACGCAGTACCAGAAGGAGCGCGTCGATCAAGAGGCTTCCGCTGGTGAGAACTCGCTGTCGAACTGGTGGCTGAGGTCGGCCACCTCGTGGCATCGAGGTGGCGGCTCGGAGTTTTACGACGCTGACGATGCGGACGTGTTCCGTTACAGGGAGTCGGCGAACATTGACATCTGGACGCAGGGTCAGGTGACCCTGCTGAAGGACACCGACGAGGCAGCATCGCATGGTGGCTCGCACGCGCAGACGTGTTCCTTGGGTGCTTGGTTCATCGACTCAGGCAACCTTTACTTGTATCAGGTTTCGACTGACACGGTCGTGCAGGTGACCGCGTTCACTGCTACGGCTCAGGTGTTGGCTACTGATGGCTCCGCTGCAATCGTCGGCGCAGCCGACGGCATCTACGAGGTGGACACGTCACTGGCTGTGACGAAGTTGTACGACGCTCCGGGTGGAGCGTGGACGGTGCAGACGCTCGGCTATGTGAAGGATCGGTTGATCGTCGGCTGTCACATCACGGACCCGCTGCCTGCTCGCGTGTTTGAGTTGGCTCGTAACCCATCCTCACCGCCAGCGACAGTCGACTTGTCGACGACGACAGGTGACTCGCGTTTTGAGTACGCATCCACTGACATGACTTTCGTTGCCGTGGCCGAGGCCACGTCTGCGATCCTCGTTGGTATCACGATTGGCGTGCAGTCGAAGGTGCTGTCGTTCACGATTGACACGTCGACCACGGGTAACGGTGCGATGTTGACTCCGGTCACTACGGCGGAGTTCCCCATCGGGGAGACGCTCCGGGCGTTGAAGTCGTACCTGAACACTTACGTCATTGCTGCCACGAATCGTGGCATCCGCGTGGCAGTGGAGAACACGAGCGGCACTGGTTTCATTTACGGCCCGTTGAGCATCGAGGATGACATCGCTGATGTCACGTTCGATGGTGAGTATGTGTACGCAGCTCGATCCGAGTTACGGCTGGGCCAGAAGGGCTTGTGGCGTATCGACCTTGGCGAGTCGGTGGGTGACTTCTACGCGTTTGCGTCTGACTTATCTATCGCAGAGGGAACGCCTGTCTCTGTCGCCTTCATCGGCACTACTGGTCGTGCCTTGATCACGACGAGCAGCAAGGTGTTTGCGGAGAACGCGACACGGCTCGCCCCGACGGGCGAGCTTTACTCAGGGTGGATCCGGTTCGGCACTACTGAGTACAAGCAGCCGGTGTCGTTCGCGATCCGCTCGCAGAACACTGGCGGGACGCTCGGTGTGCGAGCGTCGAACCCGGAGGGTGAGTTCGCTGACTTCGGCTCCGTGCCGTTAGGTCAAGTTTTGAACGTGCCCTTGTCGGCGAACCTGCTGCCGGACACGGAGTTTGAGATCAAGGTGACGTTGTCTCGGGATGACGTGGATAACACGAAGGGTCCGACTCTTGATGAGTGGCAGTTGCGTGCGCTGCCAGCACCGCTGCGGTCGAGGACGATTGTTCTCCCGCTGCTGTGCTTCAAGGAAGAGGAGGACAGCAACGGTGTGGTTCGCACTACGGATCCGTGGCTGCGATTGCAGGCGTTGGAGAAGTTGGAGCAGTCTGGTGGCGCGTGTCTACTTCAGGACTTCTCGACTGGTGAGGAGAGAATATGCGTGGTTCGCGCTGTTCAATTTGAGCAGACTTCCCCGCCGTCTTTCACTAATGGGTTTGGCGGCATCGTGACCATTCAATTGCAGACAGTGGATGTGGAGTTGAGTTAGTGAGTATGTCGCTTGTGCCGTTCGTGATGGAGGGCGGATCGGATCCGGTAGTGGGAAGGGTTCGGCAGCGACTGAACATTCCCGGTGGGAATGAACTGGACCGTGGGCTGGTGGAGATCCTGAGGGGCTTCCAGTCAAGCAACGGATTGCAGTCGCATGGGCAACTCGATGAGGCGACGTTACGGTTGCTGGATCTCACTGCTTGGTGAGAAAGAATTGGGGCGGAGACTTCGGTCTCCGCCCCGCTTTTTTTATGCCTTGACTATGTCTTCCATCTTGGTCTCGACGATCCGGTGCTGCCCTCGGGGCAGGTCGGATGGATCCCATTCTTTGATGAGTGCGTCGAAGCACTTGTCGCACAACTCGCCGGTCCATCGGCGAGTTCCCCGGCGCATGGAGTACTGGGTCACTGGGCGCTTGGTCTCTGTGATCCCGCACTTGTCGCACGCAATCGAGGTGATTCTCACTTGGCCTCCTGCAGGTACACGACGTTGCCCGTCTCTGTTGAGGGGAACATGGTACGACGGTGCAGGAGTTGATTGCGCTTTGCCCGGTCGCCGGACACGCCGAGGTAGCCCTCGGTCGTCTTGGTGTCGGCGTGGTGGAGGTGGGCTGAGACGGTGCGGAGCGCACCGTCGACGCCCTGCTCGCAGAGGTCGTCGAACCATGCCCGGGCGCCGGATCGGCGGAGGAAGTGTGCGCCTTGACCTTTGGGTAGTTCGATGCCGTAGTCGTCGGCGGCACGGTGAACCGTGCGCTCGGGCTTCTTGGGTGAGCGGTACGGGTGGTACTTCATGTAGTGGCCGTTGCTCTCGGGCGAGGGGACGAGGAACATCTCGGGGTCGAGTGGCCCGACCATTGAGGTGTAGTGGGTGAGCCATTGGCGGAGGTCTGCGTCCAGCTCGTTGGGGATGGGCATGGTGTCCGCTTCGTAGGACTTGGAGATGATCACGTCAGCCCAGCCAGCCTCTAGTTTAACGTCCTTCAAACGCATCCTGCAGACCTCATTGGCCCGGACGCATAGGTAGAGACCTACGCTGCACAAAATCCTGTCCTCGGGCCTCCTGATGGCTTCTATGAAGGCACGGAATTCGTGCCTGTGGAGGCGCTCGTACTCCTTCTTCTGAATCTTGAGATACCGCTGGTTGCGGAACGGGTTGAAGTTCAGCGGGACGAGTTCTTCGTCGATGCACCAGCGCCAGAATCCCTGCATCTGTGAGTAGTACTGGTTCGCCGTCGTCGGAGCCACCGTCCCCCTGACGTACTGGAGGGACGCTGACCCGATGTCCGGCGTGATCTCGTCCAGATACCAGCCCTCGCCGACGGCCTTCTCAAAGCGGCGAATCGCGACCCGGTCGTTCTTCACGGTGTTGGCGCTGAACAGTTGTTCACGCCAAGCGAGGTATCGCTTGGCGGCTTCGGCGAAGGAGATCGATCCTTCCGGTAGTTCTCTCATAGGAGGATTCTCCAATGCAGGAACCAAACTGTCAACCACGAATGCAGGGTGTGTCCACAGGGAGCATGAATGCAGTGACAGGTTTTGTTGGTTACAAGTACGACGCCTAGAATGTCTGAATTTATTGTCCGGTTTGCCCGTATTTATGAAACAAAATAGGTGACTTTGTCTCATTGCAGCGTGTGTGATGGACATCTGTGGAAAACCTGTCTACCTTGTGCATAATGATTGAGGGAAGGAACACTCGGCGCATCAGTGTCGACTCCTTCACAGCAGCGGCGGCGCTTAGTCACGCGGCGAAGGGAAGGCAGTAATGCCAGCGAGGCGGAAGATGCCGAGCGACTCCATCCTTGAGAAGTGGATCGATGAAGGGTTGGATCACGAGCAGATCCGGCAGCGGATCAAGGAAGAGTTTAACGAGGATGTGGCACTCTCATCGGTGAGTGGTCACATGTCGCGCATCGGCGCGACCAACCGGATCAAGTATTCCGACTGGATCCCGTGGCCGAGGATCAGCCTCGACCACAATCACAACTACACCTTGAACATGCTTCGCATCGGTGCGCGGTTGGATCGCGGATTTGATGTCCGCGACATCGACAAGCGCCGCTTCGACCGTTGGTCGAAGGAGCTGCACGAGAAGAAGTTGGTAGTCCACTACGACTACGACACGATGGAAGGATTCTTCTACGTCAAGCGTCGACCCAAGGTCGACGGCATGTATATCCGTAACCCTCGCAAGCCTTAGCGGCTTGCTCGGGGTTCATCCCCAGAGCCTGATTTTGGGCAGCCCCCCCTACCCCCCCAATCGGGGAGGTCAGGGGAGGCAGTCCGGGTATCCCCGTCACCGTCATTCGGTATAGCCCCCACGCCGAAGCGCATAAATATTTTACGGCAGGAATTTATTGCAGGAGTTGGCGACACGCGGAGGCGTTGCGCTAGTCAATGTCACACCAAGGATATATATTCGCCCCTGTGAAATTCAGTGACGATGTACTTGACGGCGCAGTCGTCAGTCTTCGACGGGGAGACATAGACATCTGCATGCACCCTCTGGGTGACAGAGCCTTAGTAATTTTCCCGTGGTATGCCGACGTGAATGATCGCCGACCTGCATTGGAGCTTGTCAAAGCGATGGGCTTCCAAGACGTTGTCGAAACAGGACAACTGGCCTATGAGATTCCGGGCGTGGACA